GGTTGCAAGTGGGCTAAGTCTTGCCGTTGAGAGACCCGCTTCACACGCGACGCACGAGCCACACAATCACCAGAATCACAATAATTGTTCCGAGCACACCCAGACCTAACATAGTCCTCCAGTCGAACACGTAGGGCATCAAAGTCGCCCATGCAGACATGATGGGCTAGATTCCGGCTTTCGTCTGAGCAAAACGAAACACTATGCAGTCGGCCTTTGGGTACGCTGAAGGAGTCCACCACCCCCACCAACCGTCCGCGTGCCTGACTGTTGTAACATCGCCATTTCACTCATTGACTGTCAAGAGAACCGAGATTCAGGCCGTAAAGTGCTGAAAGATAGGCCAGAACCGTCGCGCATCAGCAGAAAAGTTCGAAAATCGTCTTGCTAGGGCCGACCATGCTTTGTCTCGCTTTCTCAACCGTTTACGCGGCCTTTGCTGCTTCAGCGTTTTCGGTGCGTTTCGGTACGTTTCGGTACATTCGGTATAATTGAGGGCAACTCCAAGCCAAACCACTCCGCTCCGTCTATTCCCTGCGGAACGCCACGTCCCTCTTTGATTTTGTGGTAGATGTCGCTCATGTCCTTTCCAGCGTGACCCATCCAGTAATTCCGAAGACCCTCTGGGCACTGGGTCTTGTTCCGCCGAGGCTGTAGACAATGACGAGGGCAACGCAGGGGCAGCCAGGATGACAGTTCGCTCCTCTGAACAACAATGCGTTACTCTTTGCGCCGCGCATTGTCTGTAGATTCTGTTGATGGTGGCACTCATAACCCAACGAGCAGGCTGCGACGAAAGACTGTCAATCGCGTGTCTCTCACGACATATCAAGACTTAGGCAACCACCCGAGTGACCGATCGTGTTGCCAGTTCTTGGGACTCACTGCTCGGCTTTCGCGATCTGCCATCCGCGAAACGTCCCCGGCGGGAATCATTGGAGTCACACTACGCTTACCCCGCTTTTTCCGACAACTTCGGAAGCGCCATTCGAAATGGAGTCTCGGGAAACTTGAAGCCCTCGAGTGCCCAACGTAGAAATAGCGCCTTACGTTGAGGCGTCAGTGCAAGAAATTCAATTCGAATCTTGTGGAGGCTCATGTCAGCTCCTCATGCGAAGATGTAGGCTCATTTTTCGCTCGCGGCGAGGCTCATCATCCGTGCGCTCTTCGCCAGCACGCGGTCAGAACCGATTATGTAAATTAGGTGTAAATTAAGCGCCGAATAGCAACGTTTCTCCCCGATCAGCAAGGTCGGGTACCGACCTAAAGTGATGAATCCACGCGACAGGACTCAGTCTGCCCCGCCCTTTTAAGGCATGGGTCGATGGTTCGAACACCCGCGCTCACCAGATTCTCCAAAAACTTTGAGTCTCCGCTCCCGTTCGGCTCCCAATCGTCTCTAACTTGAAGAAATGAATCAGCTGCTATAGTTGCCATCCGTGCGCGCAAGAGATTGATCTTACGTTGTTTTTGCCGACTCATAACCCAACGACCAACGCTTAAGGCAGGCTGGGAGCCACACGATGCTGCTCCGCCACCTTAGTCGGGGCCAGGTGGATAGGCTTCGCCGGTTTCATGGTTAACCCAGAGTCCTCGGGATTCGGCCCAAAAGAGAATCGTGCCATCTGGAAGCCGACAGGTATAAACCATCTCATCCCGGTTGAACGGATTAGGTAGCTCCCACAGTCGTCCACAGCTTTGACACTGGCACCTCCGTCCATATTGTGTCGGCGAGCTATTGCATTGAGGACACTTCACAGGCTCTTGGTCTTTATCGAAATCGTCAAGCATCCATTGGTATATTGGTCCCCCCATTTCAAGCGCTTTTCGCAGGTTGTATTCAGAGACTGGATAAGTGGGACGTGTCCTGACCCAGTCCAGAGCTTGCGAGGTCGAGTCCGCTTGATCGTCGTGCTTCGCCGACGGAAAAGTTGTCAACTCATGCAAGTACTCTGCGAGCCAATCGGCTTGTTCTGGCAAGTAAACAAATCCATTCTCAATGGTGCTCAAAACCGAATGCAGGCGCATGATCTTCTCCATAGTCGGCTCGTAGCTGGTGACTCCAAGCACACCGTCGCGGATTAGATCCTGGATCAGCGCGGTTCCTGAAGCTTTATCCTCGATGAGGACGTTCGAGGCGCGGAAATGAGAAGCCCAATTAACGATCGCACGCTTGAGCTCTGGGAATTCCAAACGTTGTCGATAGACATCTAACAGATAAAGCTGCTTCCTCTTGAGCCCCCAAGTTGTGCAAACACTATAGTCGCTCAGCTCCGTGTTCTTGTTTGCCGTATCCCAGCTCTGAAATACGATTTCGAATTTCGACGGTTGTTCTCCGGGAGTATAGAACTTAAACCACTCGGCTTTTACCATGCCGCCGCCAAGCGGCGACGGTTGTTGCTGGTACTGCCCAGCGAAGTTGTATTCCCCGATGGTGCGGCGTATATGTTGGAGCACCGCCAGGGGTTCGCGCTCCGAGTGCAAGGCTTCGCCTGCTGCGCGGTGTACGGTGCGAGTGCCGAAGAAGGAACGAATAACGTGGGTTTCCTCTTCTTCGGAGATGGCTGGCAGTCGTACATGTTCCCACTGCTCTTGCTCCAGGACATGGCCGACCAGATCGTCTTCGTGCAAGCGCTGCATAATAATGATGATGCAGCCGGTACGCTTGTCATTGAGCCGGCTGTAAAGGGTGTGATCGTACCATTCGTTGGCCGCTTTGCGCTGGGTTTCTGAGACCGCCTCATCGGGCTTCAGCGGGTCATCAATAATGATGATGTCGGCGCCCCGTCCTGTTAGTACACCCCCGACAGAAGTTGCCAGCCGGAAACCGTTCTGTGTTGTCACAAACTCCTGCAAGGACTGCTTCTGGGGAGAGAGCCGAGTATTAGGGAAAAGAGTCCTGTACCAGGAACTCGACACTAGGTTCCGGCAATCGAGAGAGTGCTTATTGGCGAGGTCCTGGCCGTAGCTGGCACAGATGATCTGCGCACTCGGATTGTGGCCGAGAGCGAAAGCTGGAAGGGCAACGGCTGCCTGCAGCGATTTGAGGGATCGGGGCGGGACATTGATGATCAGGCGCTTGACTTGGCCGCGGAGACAGGCTTCCAACTTGCTGGCAACCAGTTCGTTGTGCCAGGTTGGCATGAACTGCACAGACGGGTTCAATTCCCGGAAAGAGCGATGCACGAACGTGTTGAAATCAGTTCTCGCCACGGCACGGTATTCAGCGGGGTTGATACTACTCATTGTGGCCATCTTGGACCTCCTCGGGGTCGGAAACTTCGTTCAGCTTCTGAACTTCGTCATCTTTCTGCTGGAACCGCTGCAAAATGCCTTGCATGACTTCCTGATCAAGGTCGTCGACGACCTGAGAGTGTTGGGTGGCCGCAGTGTTCTGCTTTGCTTCCGCTTCCCGCGCCAAGTCGCGCAACTGACCGATGGCTCGTAGATCGCCTCCCGCGGCTTTGTTGACGAGTTGTTTGAGAGCGGCCTCTAGTTTGGTAACAGTCTTGCGTTGACCATGTTCGTTAACGACCACTTTTTCCCGAAGTGTTTTCATGAAAACGGTTGCGACGTTGAGGCTACCTTTGGGGCGTCCTTTCGGATTGCCCGAGGCGCCCTTCTTAAAACGAGTGGACTCCGGCGGCCTGCAAAAGCCCACGGCAGTTCTGGGTTCAGGCATCTCATTCGGTTTCTCCATATCTTTATCTTTGTCGTCTTGATTGTCGTCGCCCCTATTCACTGCGCTACCTCCTTTTCGAGTTCGGCGAAGCTCTTTCCCGAGATGGCGTGGGTGGCGGATAGCTTAGTGAAGCGCTGCCAGCGACGAACGATCGTATCGACATAGAGCGGATCGATTTCCATGCCATAGCAGATCCGCCCGGTACGTTCAGCTGCAATAACCGTGGTGCCGCTTCCCAAGAACGGATCAAGGACGATGTTGCCGCGTTTCGAACAATCCAAAAGAGCATCCGCGATAAGCCAGACGGGCTTCACGGTGGGGTGAAGTTCGAGCAGATTCCCTTCCTCGGTCGAGCGCGAAAACGAATTCATCCCCGGGTAGTGCCAGACGTTGGTGCGATAACGGCCAAAGCGACCCAATTGCACATTGTTGGAGTGCACCTCATTTCCGTTCTTGAATACAAAGACCAGCTCGTGTTGGCTTCGATAAAGAGAGCCCATACCGCCGTTGTCCTTGACCCAAACGCAGAGATTCTTTAGCTCCGAATAGAGGTGCCGGCTGGCGGCCAGCAACTCTCGAATGTGACGCCAATCCATGCAGACGAAATGAAGGGAGCCGGCGGCACTGTGCTGCACCATCATTGCGAATGCTTGGCCAAGGAAGTCGGTGAACTCACCCTCAGTCATTTCGCCCGCCGCGATGCTGAATTCACGATGCTGAATCGCTCCCAAACCGGTAGCGTGCCGTGCGATTGAGACGTTGTACGGTGGGTCGGCGAAGACCATCGCGGCTCGTTGCTTCTCCAGCAGAACTAGATAACTGCCTTTTTCCAGACTGTTTCCGCAAAAGACACGATTGCGACCGAGATGCCAGAGATCGCCGAGTCGTGTGACTTGAGGCGAAGAGTCGTTTTCCAGTAATGCATCTGCAGGATCACGCTCCACTTCCGGTGTAGAGCTCAGTCCCTCGATCAGGATATCGATCGCGCCTGTTTCGAAACCGATATCCTCCAAACTAAAGTCAATTTCAGCCTCAGAAAGGATCTTCAATTGCTCACCTAATAGCTTTTTGTCCCAGCTCGAGTTCTCACCCAACTTGTTATCCGCAACCATGAAGGCAACACGTTGGTCGTCCGTCAGGTGCTTGAGTTGAATAGTGGGCACGCTTGTCAAATGAAGAAATTCTGCTGCGTCTAGACGCCCATGACCGGCTACAACGATCCGTTTTTCATCTATTAGAATGGGAACGTTAAATCCGAATTGCTTTATGCTCCGCGCAATCTGTTCGCGCTGTTTCTCCGTGTGGATCCGCGGGTTCGCCGGGTTACGCTTTATTTGCTCGACGGGTAAGTACTCGACCTTGAGTTGACAGGTATGACGACGAGCACTAAAGCTGGTATCTCTTTCGACAAGCGAACTCTGGCCTGATTTTCTTGGCACGTCTGTCCTCCATTTCCGTCCACGCTGTCTATTGCCGCGTCTTGCTTGCGCCAATGCAGGATCGAATCTAGAAAAAAAACAGGAGGAAGTTAAGGACACGAAAACTCAAATTGTGCAAAACTGCATTCGACAAGTTGACGTGCTGGGGTAGTGTTGAAATGTTGAAAGAGGGGGCGGGCCTATTTAATTAGTGGGATAACCGAAACTTTAGGTTGTCACAAACCTTATGAGCATTGGCACGCAAGGCTTGGCAGAGTCGAGCATTGCCTTTATGCGCCCTGAATCTCTCAAGAGCGCGCCCAATCGATTCTGGGTTTGTAATTGCCAAATCTTCGTGCACTCCAGAGGCGCTTTCCCCTGCCTCAAGCAAGTCGGCCAAATCGGATTCGCTGAGTCTCTTAGCTGCGACTTGTGGGAGGTATCCATCCAAACGTTCCGCAAACTCTTCGATGAAAAACTGTAGACGAACAAGGATGGCTAGATTGTGGTCTACACCGGCCCGCTTTTTGTTGTATGCGAGCGGTACCCGATCTCGCACGGCTCCTACCTCGGTAATTACTTCGTCAAGCACTTTTGGCAGATGGCGTGGGTGGATGGCATAAAAAAACCGACCAATAGTGGCCCTGGGGTGAAAGGTAAGAAGCTCGCGATAGCTCTTGCCCGCACGATTGAGCTTCCTTGAAGCCCGCAACGACTGTTTACAGACTTCTTGCTGGGTCGACAGCCAAGTTTTTCCAGATCCCCACGTGTTGATGCGCTTTGCTCTACAGGCAATCGTTGTGAGTTTAGCCTGTACGCAAAGAAAGAGGGCTTCTTCTTCCAGAACATCTGAGAAATGCAAACATGCATTGCCTGCCAAAGTCCTTCCATAACAAAG